TCAGCGAGCGAACTTTGCTCACGGTCCACCGCTTCAATTGCCGCCGTTGCGAGATCGAGATCGACATAAACACCCTCGTTGTTGATTCGCTGATCGAGTTGCCAGAGTTTCAGTTCGAATTCGTTATTCGGATAATTCCACTTCGGCATCTTCTGGTGCAGGACGCGCATGGACGTGATATCCGACTTCGCGTACTCGATGAGCTCCAGCCACTCGGCAGGGTTCGTTTCCTTCGTGCGCCGGCGGATCTTGCTGTTCTTCGCCTGCGGCATGCAGAACATGCGAATGAGTTGCTTGCCGCGCTTGTCTTTCGCAACATCCGCATCCAACTTGAAGATCTCGCAAAGCGCGGATAGCGAACCGGGTAGGCCGTGGCAGAGACCCTGCACCATAGTGTCGCGGTGCATCGCTTCAGGCATGTTCTTAAGAATTGATGGCATCGCGTGCGCCATAACAACCCTGTCAAACATGCCTGAATTATGACCCCAGTACTCGTCGGCGTTGTATATCGCACGACTCAGTTCTACAGGTATACCTGCGCACGCCGTAACATCCCAACACTGAACCGGCCCGTCATCCACCGCCCATGCGAACAGCAATACTTCTGCCTGCTCCGCGTACCGGTGCGCGCCGTCCTTGATCGGGGTTTCGCTATAGGTTTCCAGATCCCACCAGAGCCTCATGGCAGAACCTCGTACTCCGCTTCGAGAATTTTTTCAGTCGGCCTCCGCTTGAAAGTCCAGACGCTCCAGATTTCGAAGTGAGTTCCGAACATAGCAGCGCAACTCACGCACCATTTCGCGGCCTTCGCGATGGACGAGAACTGAACAAGCGGCTGCATCGGATCTGCGCCTTTTTCTATGACGTGAATCATTATTTTTCTCCTCAGAAGAAACAGGCCCCGAAGGGCCGTTTGCGTTACGCCAGATCGTCGGACTCTTCCGCATCCACAGCATCGAAGCCGTCGTCACTCGGGCGCGACGCGCCGCCGAAGCTATCGCCCGGTGCATCGAACTGGACACCCAGGAGGCCGCAGCGCATGCCGCTGTACGTGCCTCCCTGCGCCCACATTTCCACCTTGGCATTCACGTAGCAGCCGGCATAGATGATGCCTTCCTTGCCCGTCAGGCGCTTCGGCTTACCTGTTTCCGGATCCTTGACGTTGTGAAGAAACGCAGGAGCCTGATCTTTGGCTTTGCGAATCGCGGACAGCGCATAGCGATCTTCAAAGCCTTCGTACACCTCGCCGGTCTTGTCCTTCTTGTTCTTGATGTACGAGAACTTGTTCTTGTTCGTGCGCATGTCTTCAAGGAACGCTTCGGCCTTCTTCCCCCACAGCGCGTTCGCTTCCATCTGGATAGCGTGCTGGATCGCCTTGTCGTTTGCACTGCCCGGTTCCACGATGAACGTGGCCGAGTGGCGGAAGTCGCCCTGGCCTTCGTATTGCGCCGGTTCGAACAGGTTGTCGATGAATGCGATGCGGACGTGCTTAAGTTGAACGATGGTGCCCATTTTGTAAATCTCCTAGCAAAAGTCTTCAATAGTGTCGAAGCCGTCTTCGACGGGTTTAATTTCAAGTGCCGGACGCTTGTCCGAATCGAGAGCCACGTGAGGCTTACCAGCAGGCTGCACGATCAGGCTCTCTATCTGCTTCAGGCGTCGCGGCTGATCGGCCAGTGCTTCAAGAATCGGCTTCGGACCCAGCAGTTTGAAGCTGTACATCTGGTCCTGCTTCATCTTGAACTTCTTCATCATGGCTTCGGCTTCCTCATCCGAAGCCCAGGCCCGGTTACCCTTCTTGCCGGCTACCAGTTTCAAACCGGGAATCTGCTTTCCTGCCAGCAGTTCAAGTTCAACGCGTGCGCGGATTCCCTTGATCCAGTCTTCGATGAGTTCCAGCTTTTCGAACTTCGCGGCGAGTTCATCAACTGGCAGGAGTTCAGCATCCGCGAGCGGGCCTTCTACTTCGAAAGTCGCTTCGATGGCTTCCTCAACGTGCTTTTGCAGCGCAGGACAAACCGCCTTCGCCTTGCACCACATGCATCCCTTCTCGCTAACGCCGAAGTCCGCCTCCTTCAGCGCGCGCTCGCCGGCCATGTTGTGAATCATGACCGCTTTCTCGGCTTTCGGTCGTGAATGCTCGACCCACGCGCCGATGTCGTCGGGAGTCGTGCTCCACTCCGTCGCGCCGCGCAAGGGCTGCTCGATCACCAGATTCACTTCCGTGAAATCCTCAACCAGTCCAAACATTTCCAGCGCGCCGGAAGCGTACATCAGGAGTTGCGGATTCTCTTCGGCGAGCACTTCCGAGTAGCCAAACTTGGCGTCTATAACGTCGATAAAAGAAGTGCCGTCAGCGCGACTAACCAGCAGGGCAATGTCAAGAGTACCAGTAGCGCCTGATTCTCCCGTGATATGCGAGATCGGCACGGCTTCGTCAAGTTGCATGACAACACCATGCCCCAGGAGAACGTAGCTATTAATCCGCTCGCGCACATTATCAACAACAGTTTGTACGTCATGCGCCAACTCCTTGTTGACCGTATGCCCTTTGCCGAGCACGTGGCCTTCGTATGACATGGCATCCACGTTGAACTGCAAGCACAAGGTCATCAGTTCGTGTTTGTCCGTACCTAGGTCGGCGGCTTTCTTGTCACCTTCCGGCTGGCCGATGTTCGCGGCAAGCGAGTTGGCGCATGCAAGCCACATTTCCGCTTTGCTGGGGCTCGCTAACGCGTGGGGGCGGTCAGTCATCTTCGCCTTCCTCCTCTAGCCAGTAGTCGAAGTTTCCCATTGCCCAGTCTTCGACATACTTGTTTTTGGTTTCGTCCGAAAGGTCTTTCCACTCGGCATCCGTCAGGCCAAAGTCCTCCTCGGTATCGAACTCTTCCTCACGTTCGCTATGAATGTTTGCGCCATTGTCGCAATGGAAGGTGACTTTCATACTTCACCGCCCGCAAGTACTTTCTTGCAATGCGCGATGTACTCCGCCCACTGGGTAGTGTCGAGATCCTGAGCCGACTTCACGCCGAAGCGCGACAGCACGCCGATCGTGATTTCACGGCCCTTTTCTTTGGACAACTGAATGGTAATCGGCTTCACATCCTTCACGTAGTCCAGCGCGGGCGAAGATGATTCGCCAGTCGGTGCAGACGGTTTGCCAGATGTCGTATCCGTAGATTTCGCATCGGACTTTTTTGCGTCGGCGATTTCCTGCTCAACAACCGCCGCCTGGTTCTGCTTCGCGCGCTCGCCGCCAGTGCGATCTTTCAACGCTTCTTTATAAGCGTCTTCCGAAGCGACCGGACCCGGAGCCTGCATTGCGCCAATCGCGGCTGTCAATTCAATAACTGCTGCGGTCAGCAGTTCAAGTTTTGCTTCCAATGACATACTTTTCTCCTTCAGTTGTTGGGTCACTGCGGAATGAAATTTATATCCCGCGCCGGGAGCTTGTCAAGCTAAATTTTGCACTTGCGGAATGTTTCGGCATTTGCTATAGTGGATTCACTAACCGGGAGAAACGAAATGAAACAGCTTGGCTCAGTTAATCAGTTCGTCCAGATGCGTGCGAGATCGGCACGTACAGGCGATTTCCTTATCGACGGCACGACCTTGGATTTAGTTCGGCGAGCCGTGGCGAAAGGTGCAAAAGTTGGTGACGTGATTGAATCGGAGCTAGGCAAGCACACGCTTAAGAGCGCGCCGCACGATGATCGCGCAGGCGGTTTTTGGGTTGATCGCATCTGGTAATAATTAAGGGAGAGCAAGTGAACAAATTCAAACAGTGGATGGCGGACTCAAGCCGCGCGGAGAAGCTTGACGTGGCGACCCTCGCCCAGTGTTCGTGGCAACACTTGTATGACCTTGCAGCGGACCGGCGCGAAGCGAGTTCCGATCTGGCAGGGCGAATCGAAACCGCAATTCGTGCGGTTAACAGAAGGAAGCGCGAACAGCCGCTTCCGGTTGTGGGTCGCGGGGATATCTCCAGTGCGTGCGCGAATTGTTCTTTCTACAAACAGGGGTGCGGGAAATGAGCGGATATTTTCTGTACTGCCCATATTGCGGCGAATACCTAGGTTCCTTAGGCGCGGACTTTTGCTGGCTGTGCGATAAGGTTTTGCCTAGCCCCTACGGGAGCGAAGAATGAACATCTTCCTGATTCACAGATTGCGAAATGCGGCTATCGCTGCCGATCAGCGAAAGGACTTCCACATGGCCGAACTGCTGACCGAAGTCATTAACGAACTGGAGAAGGTTGCTCCGGATCTGGATCAACAATTT